GGTGAAAGAGCGCTTCAACGCCCTGCTCGACGAGCTGACCGGCACGACTGCCGCGGCGCAGCTCGGCATCACGACGATCCCCGGTTTTTCGGCGGGGAACGTACAGACGGCACTTGAGCAGATCGTACAGGCGATGCAGGACGTGACGCAGGGAAGCGTTACGGACGGGAGCATCACGCTATTAAAGCTCGCCGCGGAGGTGACGGCCGTCGCTCTCGGCGGCGCGGCGGCGAGCCATACGCACGGAGCGGGAGATATAGATTCCGGCGTTCTGGACGCGGCGCGCCTCCCCGTGCTGGACGGAACGAAGCTCGGCGCGGGAAGCGTCGGCACGGCGCAGCTCGGCGCAGCGGTGGTGACGACGGATAAGCTCGCGGCGCTCTCGGTGCTCGCAACGCACATCGCGCAGGGCGCGGTAACGGCGCAGAAGATCGCGCCGGGCGCGGTGACGGCGGAGAAGATCGCCGCGGGAGCTATCATCACGGCGCTGCTCGCGCCGAACGCCGTGACCGCCGAGAAGCTCGCGAACGACATTCCGTATACGAAGTTCGGGCTTTCCGCCGATCAGGTGCGGCACGTTTACGCCGGAACGACGGAGCCGGGCGCAGAGCTCGGCAGCGACGGGGATATCTATCTCATGTATTCGGAGTGAGGTGAACGGAATGGGAACGTTCAGCACGGCAGAGCCAACGAATGCGGCGGGATGGAGCGAGGAAGTATCCGGCGAAATTGTTAGCATGTATAACCAAGGAAAGTACGGCTATGCCTACTATTCCAAATGCGCTGTTACGCGGCTTTCCGATAACTCTATCTGTGTGCGGATAAAGATGTACTCCAACGCAATCATGGGATGGGGAGCGGCAAACAAAGCGGCGTACATCCCCTGGGGCAGCAACGGCACGGAAAACGAGTTCGGCCCGAGCGAAGCGTACAATTACGGCAGCGGCTATTATCTTGCCGCTACTTATTACTACACGCTTCCGTCAACGTATACCGGCGCGACGGTGACTGCCGGAATGACCAGCGGGCACAGACCGACTACGGCAAACAGCCCGGTCACCCTTGCCGTACCGGAGCCGGTCGGCGATGTGCTGTACTTCAAGACCGGCGGGACGTGGAAGCAGGCGACGCTGTACCGCAAGGGCGGCACATGGAAAAATGCACTGGCAAAATTCAAAGCAGGAGGTATATGGAAATGAACGGTATCGACATTTCCCAGTGGCAGGGCGACATGGACCTGACGCCCTATAAAGACGGCTTTGTCATCATCCGCGGCGGGTTCTGGACGAGTGCAGACCCGTGGGCGGAGCGGAACATCGCAAAGTGCGAGAAGCTCGGCATTCCGTGGGGGCTTTACTGGTATTCCTACGCGCTCAACGAGGCGCAGGCATGGCAGGAGGCGGAGGCCTGTCTCAAGTTTCTTGCCGGACGGAAGCCCCGTCTCGGCGTGTGGTTCGATATGGAGGACGCGGACGCCTACAAGGCAAAGAACGGCTTCCCCTTGGACGAGACGATCACCGCCATGTGCAAAGCGTTCTGCGCGGCTATGGAAGAGGCCGGGAACAGAACCGGCGTGTACGCCAGCTTGAGCTGGTTTGATACGCACATCGGCGAGACGGGGTACGACCGATGGATCGCCGCGTGGGGCGCGAACGACGGCGTGCATTATCCCGACCTTTCCGGAAAATGCGTCATGCAGCAGTACCGGGGCAGCCCGCTGGATCTGGACATTTTGTATGTGCCGCTTTCGTATTTTGACGATGGCGCGGCGGGCGGAGCAGAGCCACGCCCCTACGAAAAGGACGGGAAATGCGTAAGTGTCTCGGCGATGGCGCAGGAGGTGCTCGACGGGAAGTGGGGCAACGGCGAGGAGCGAAAGCAGAAGCTCGGCGCGTGGTTTTACGATCTCGTGCAGGGCGAAGTGAACCGGATGCTGGGGGTGTGAGATGAAATTACGAAAGAAACAGCCGCAGCCGGAGGTCATTTCCGGCTACGATTATTCCGACCGTGCGGCGCGCGAGCGGACGGCGTACGCGCTCTTCCGGCGCGCCAAAAACGCCCGCACCGCCGTGGAGATCGAGTGGGAAAAGTACAACGATTACTACAACGGCATCCACGATGTGACGCGCGATCTCACCGAGTTCTGCCGTGAGAACGACATCCCGTGGCTTCCGGCGAGCATTCCCGATCCGTATATCCTCGTCGAGAGCCAGATCGAGCCGACCGTGCCGCAGCCAGAATTTCGCGGGCGCGACGACGATCTTGACAGCGCCATGGCCAAGCGGCGCGAATTTGCCGTGCGGTACATCGCCGAGAACAACCGCCTTTCCGACATGAACACACGCAACGAGCGCCGCCTTCTGAAGCTCGGCGACGCCTTCTGGAAGGCGTACTGGGACGAGGACATGCGCTGCGGCGAGGCGCAGGGCGATATCCGCGTGAGCGACATTCCCGTGGAGGCGGTATTTCCCGACCCCGCGGTGCGCGGCGGCAGCGTGCAGGACGGACAGTATCTCGACTACGTTTACCGCATCCACAAGGTGCGCTTCGCGCAGGTATTCCGCGCCGATCTCGAGGAGCTCGGCATTACGGCGGAGGAAGCGCTCGGCGAGGATTATGTGCCCCGCGGCGAGATCTTCGACATGACGAGCGCGCTGAGCGACACGGACGACACCGTACAGGTGCTCGAGCACTGGTTCCGCCAGCCGGTCGAAACGAGCGTGGACGGCGAGACGATCCCCGCCGGGGCAGTGGCGTGCTCTGTGCAGGCGGGCGGACATGAGCTGCGGTATATCCCGAACTACTGGCAGCGCACGGGCGCGCAGAACACGCTCTTCCCGTTCGTGCACTACTGGCGCATTCAGGACGAGAACCGCTTCTGGAACAAGAGCGAGCTCTCCGCGGTGCTCGATCTTGTAGACGCCGCGGACCGCAAGCTCGCCTCGGCGCTTTTGAACGACAGCTTTCTCTCCAACGACATCCTGCTCGTGGAGGACGGCGCGCTGGCCGACGGCGAGGAGCTTACGAACGAGCCGGGCGCGATCGTGCATCTCAAGCAGGGACGCATGGGCGGCGTGCAGCGTCTCGGCGGATTGCAGAGCGTCGGCAAGGCGGCGATGGATATCACCTGGTTCAAGGAGCAGATCGAGCGCGCCAGCCGCAGCTACGACACCGGCACCGGCAAGGAGACGGCGCGCGTCACGACCGCCTCGGGCCTTTCCATGCTCCGCGCCGACGGACGCGAGCAGGCAGACATCAAGCGCGCCGACCGAAACGCCGGGTTTGAACGGCTCTATGAGCTGCTGGACTGGCTCTGCCTGGAATTTTTCGACGACGACCGGATGCTGTATCTCGGCGCGCCGGAGGGGATAAGAGCGCCGGGACGGCGCATGATCTACAACAGCGCCGACTTTGCCCGCACGCTGCCGGAAATCCGCTCTCTTACCGGCGAGGTGGTGCGCCCGTCCCGGGATTTTTTCCCGCGGGTGGATATCACGGTGCAGGCCGCCGACGGCGCGCGGCGTGACCGGCAGACGACGCTGCAGGCGCTCGACAGCCTGACACGGGCGAACGTCACGGCGGAAAACTGGCGCATCTTCGCCGCCGAGCTCGAAATTCTCGACATTCCCGACCGGCAGGAGATCGTCGGGGAGTGGGAGCGGAGGTTCGCGCCGACGGGGGAGACGGTTCCCACCGTCAACGGCTATGCCGCATACGCCTCCCGCGAAGAGGACGGCGCTGAAGGAGGCGAGCCGGTATGAAATGTCCGTGCTGCGGCATTGAAATGCTGCGCAAAACGGCGGCGCAATGGGTGTGCCGCAATCCGAAATGCATCAAATACGATAAGGAGAAGAAAAAATGAAGGCAGTACGACTTGCCGATTTTGGAACGAAGACCACGCCCGGCAAGAGCGCGGAGGAATGGCGCAGAAAGAAGAAAAACCTGACAAATACGGGCTGGAGCAGCGCTCCGGCGGAAAGCGGGGAGACCGGCGGAAAGGACACGGGAGCGGCCGGAACGCCGCCCGAACGCCGCCCGACGTACAGCGAAACCATGCAGGGCTATTATGGCGACCGGTACGCCGACGCGCTTGCCGAAAACAAAACCGCCGCCGATGCCGCCGCAGAGACGGCCGAGCGGGACGCGCAGGACGCGCTCGAGCGCATCCGCGGCGGATATAAGAGCACCGACCGTCAGCTTTACCGCGAGTATATGGAGAGCAAGCGCACGCTGCCGCAGCGTCTCGCCGCACAGGGCATCACCGGCGGCCTGACGGAATCCTCGCAGGTGCGCCTTGCCAATTCCTACGGCGAGGAGCTCGCCGAAAACGAGAGAGCGCGTCTTGCCGAGGAAGCGAAGACATATTCTGCGCGCGACGCCCGGCTCGCCGCGGCGAGAGCCGAGCAGAGCCGCGCTGACGCCGAGGCGAAAAGGACGCACGGAGAGAGTCTTGCCAAGCTCTGGCAGGAGGCGGAAAAGCACCGGCGCGAGGACGCCGCCAAGACTGCCGCGCTGCTCGCCGCGGCGGGCGATTACTCCGGCTATGTCGGCATGGGGCTCACGCAGGAGCAGGCGGACTATCTCGCGGAGATCTGGATGGGGCGGAACGGCGCTCTTGCGTCGC